GCAATGCCAGATAATACAAGAACAGCGATAGTGCCATAGATCCACCAGTATTGTTCTTCTGTAGCTTTGCCCTCGCTTGTGCGGTACGTGTATCGTGATGCCTGAAAGAAGAATACGATCGCCGATAGAATGAATATGTACCATGTTGCTATTGATAATAGGGTATGCATTATCCATCAACCTCCTGCCAGTTTTGATTGAATGACTCCCATGATGTGTATGGGCAGAAGATCGGGCTGATGATAGTAACTCTCCAGTCTAAGTGGCCACCTATTAAACGCTGCAAGAAGTTTGGCTCATCAATTAGCAGATCGTATGTACTACCATCAACATAACCAACTCCCTCATGAGTGTCGCCAATAAATCTAAAGCGGTGCATTATAGCACCGCCTCAACGCCATCATATTTGCACCATGTTCGCAGGCCACGACCCTCATTGATGTCACGTCCGCTTTGCTCTTTTGTCCAGCGGACTCGATAGCGGCCAGCAGTTTCGTCGATCTCGACGATCTCGCCGGTGCGTCCGTTTGCATAGTCAGCGACTGATGTGACTCGTCGCACCTGAGTTCCGATTGATAGAGTGTTCATTGTGAAAGCCTCCCAATGATTACGTTGTTATGTTACTAATGTATCACAGTATACGTAACAGCGCAAGAATATTATGTCTCGATCTCTATATTTGGATTCACACGCGGCTCAAAAAGTGATGACACCGTATTATATGCAATATCAACGCCATCATAAGAAACTAAGTCGTCGACAGGATTAAAAGTCGGGTAGACAATACCGCCGATAATTAAGTCACGCTCGCCGCGAATAATCTTCGACTCCAGGTGAGTGATTACGGCTGCCAGATTAAACGTAACATCTACATCAACTTCGTATGGATCGCTCTCTGTAAGCTGGATTACTTTATATGAGCCACTCTCACCATACATAGGCTCAAGCAGGGCCGTTGCAGTGGACGCAGGATCCTCTGTCTTCAATAGGCGCACAACAACATGCATAACAACATTGCCAGTTGTTTGGGCCATTCGTAGTTTCGGGATTAGTTCTTCAGCATTCATTATATTTCAATAATACCATCGTTCGTCGGGTACGTGATCTATTCTCATAAACAATAAAGTATTCTGATGCGTGCTCCATATAGTAGCTTGCTCCCTCAAAACTACTCACTTCGTAAAAGCTATATTATGCGTAGTGTTTAGTCACCTCTGTTTCACCCCTGTTAGTGAAATATAGCCAAAATAGCCCAATATACCATGTACGGTATATAAATGACTATGTTGATATTGCTTCTAATCCCCTCTAATTCGGGGTATTTAAAAAGCCGCTGGATGGCGGCCTTTCATAGTTCGGTGATTTCCGGATTATACTTCGGAATCGCGATGGAACTTTTCGTGGATCTCACGCAGGTGCTTGTCTGTGATGTGGGTATAGACCTGTGTTGTGGTGATGCTGCTGTGGCCAAGCATCGACTGAACGCTCCTAATATCCGCACCATTCATCAGTAACTCGGTTGCAAAGCTATGCCTGAGCGTGTGTGGACTGACGTGCTTTGTGATTCCAGCCAGTTTGGCATACTTTGTGACGATACGCTGCACGCTGCGCACTCTAATACGACGATCATCATCTGCCAGATCAGTTCGACTGTAGCCAATGAATAGCGGCTTTAAGTTGTCGTCTCTGGCGTTTATGTACGATTCGACGAACTTTGCAGCTGAAGATCCAATAAATACCGGCCGATCCTTTTGGCCTTTACCTCTGACCATGAATTCACGGCGCTTCGTATTGACGTGATCTGTGTCGAGATTTACGAGTTCAGAAACACGCAATCCGCTCGAAAATAAGAGCTCAAATATTGCCCTGTCTCGCTTGCCTTGAATGGTATCAATCGGAATCACTTTCATGATGCTCACTACCTCATCGAAGTCGAGGAATGTCACCTGTCGCCGAGAGGTGCGTGGTAGATCAATTTTCGTGGCGCTCATGCTCTGAATGTCACGTTTTGAGAGGTATGTCAAAAAGCCACGAAGCACAATGAGATGATAGCTCTGAGTGATGATTGTCATTCCTGATTTATGCCGGTTGAGCCAGAGGCGGTATTGCCGGAGGGTATTTATATTGATCTCGCCGACATCCATATCCTCTGTGGCTTCAACGAATCTATCCATATAGAGCTTGTAATTTCTAATCGTCTTTTTAGAGCGGCCACGTTCGACCTCCATATATTCAGTAAAATCTTTCACTAGTTCGCTTGTCTTCATTGCAATTCTCTCCTTATTAAAATTACATGCGCATTCGTTGCTTCTTGTGGCCATGATTCAGGTGCGGAAGTGTCTTCGCACCCCAATACGCCAGCGTCACACTATCGATCGGTGCCGATGATACCTCTGATGGATTCATGGATTCCCAACCAAATCCCCCATATTTACCGAGTGCGCGGCGCTTTGTATTTGCCACGGCCACATTCAGGACTGGCTGATTGAAATGGCTGACGAGATGCTGCTCAATACCCTCATAAAAGAATACGTGCGCATCTACGATGTTCGTCATTGCCATAGAGACAAGACGTTTGCGCGGCACGCCAGCAGACTGCAAATCTTCCTCGATGATTTGCTTTCCATACCAGCCATCAATAATGATGCCATTACAGTTGCGCCATCGCTCCGATAGGAAGTCGACAAGCCATTTGTGGCCCTCTCCAAACGGTTTTGAATCAATAACTTCCACATGGATCTCATCACCGCCGAGCTCAACACCGACACTTAGCGTCATATCACCGCGATCCGGCGCGATCTTCACTGCATACACTAACTGCCGTGGCTCCGGAATATTCACATCATCTTTGAGGTGTGACAGGCGCTGCCACTGCTCATCGGTGATTGCTCGCTTTGATTCAGTGCCGGACCACCAGCCAAGCCTCTGACGGTTAAATGAGTCATCAGACAGCGTTGCAAGGTCGATTTTTCGGACAGTATCTTCGAGTATGGTGAGATTCAGTGATGGATTCGTATCATACCATGCATTAACATCATTTGGATCATGCAGATTTTCGACGCTCCACTCACGCCAGCAGATCTCATGCTTGCCACTGATGGCACTCTCTCTGATTGACTTGAATATAAAGCCGGTGCCGGTTGGATCTGGCGGCGTGCCGATGTAAATCACTTGAGGATTGCCGAGTGCCGAGGCCGACACGGTAGGTGAAAGCGCCTCAGCCTGCGCGTCGGTCATTTCCTGTGCCTCATCGTTGATCAGCACATCGTTTGTAGTACCGAGCCCAGCGACACGGTGACGAGTAGTGAAAACGCAGCGGCCGCCTGTTGTGAGCTCAATGAACTTAAGTGAATATGGATGTTTCTTTTTCCAGCGCGGACCAAGCAAATCATGCACGTTTGGATCTTCAGTTGTATAAAAGAAGTCGAATACACGCTTTTTAATAGTTTCGGCCGTCTCCTCAGATTGAGCAGTGAAGACAATATGCTCACCACGAGCGATCATGCCATAAAGAATACGATCAGTGACGAGCTCAGACTTTCCGTTCTGTCGTGGCACTTCAAGACCACATAATGTGTTGACCAGCCGTCCAGTTTCGTCGACAGCTAGCCAGCGCATGAGCGTTTGCTTTTGCCACCTAAATAGTGGATTGCCATAATCTTTGACAAGGGTGAATGCCTCTTTTGCCTGTACAATCAGACCGTCTTTGAATATGTCGAGCCGAGGCGTTTGCTTTCCGATGCGCAGCTTGCCATTGACGGTTTCAATGTACCACTTGCCATCCTCCTCCCACATAGATGGTTTTTTGACCAAAGGCAGTAATGCTGAATCATTCATTAATTCATGTCCTCATCGTCATCGTCTTCAGCGTCAGAGATCGTAGCTGCGGCTTGCCTGGCTCGTGGTCGTGCAGCCATTTTACGGCTCTTGATTAGCAGCTTGCGAATAGAGCTGTGATCCGCATCTTTTTGGCCAGTCTCTCGATAGAGCTCATCAAGCGTGACCATAACTTCATTGAGCTGCTTGAATAGGACCGTCATATCACGAGCACCAGTGCCATCTTGCAATTTATAAGCAAGATTATCACGAATGGCTTCAAATGTTTTGAGCCGATCACCAGACTTGGCCGCTTTCAGAATGTCACCAACCTCCTCAGATTTCTCTTGCTGCAGTCGACTATTCACAATGCGGTCAATAAGAGTTGGATTCTCATAGATATGCAGCCAGCGATTACCGGCAGCCACACCCTCGTTATCGAGCGTCAGCACGTGCTCAGCCATATATGTCTCAGTCTCGTCACGCGTCATAGTACTGAAATACTCCAGCCAGCCATTATATTCAGTCGGTAGATCCGTGACCAGCTTTGTCATTTCGGCCAGTTTCTTTTTAATCACGCTTTGAGCCATCTTATTGAGTTTGCCAGACTTTGAATCGAGGAATTGCAGCATTGCACCGACTGTCATTTTGTCAATATACATGATCCATTCGCGCTCGTTTTTGGGAGCTTTCGGCTTCAGTGCTGCTTTCTTTTTAGCAGCCGGTTTCTTTGCTGTAGGCTTCTTTTTGCTGTCCGCTGCAGTGGACTTCTTATTTTTACGGGGTTTTGTCGGCCCCTGTTTCTTATTTACATCTAGCGTTTTTTTCTTAGCATCAAGAATCTCAGCCACCGGAGTTGGATCTTTTCCCTTTGGTTGTTTAGGTTTTATGGACCCATCCGGTCGTTCAATCGCCACGCTTTTCCCTCCATTTTTGCCGTCTGTCGACGTTTGCGCGTTTATAGTCTGATTATACAACAAAACGCTTGCATAAGCGCTAAAGGTATGATGTCGATTACCAGTCGTGAGAGTGGGGAATGTTTTCGACAGGCACCGGAGCGAAGTTCATTGGTATTTTATCGGACTTTTGACGGTTGCATTTACGGTGCGTCAATTGCAGGTTTGCATAGTCATAGGGATCACCGCCACGTGCAACTGGAATGATTTCATCTATCTCAGGAGACTCAGGCGTGTATGGTGGAAGCTTCTTATCGACTTGATAGCCACATATTCCACATACGTCGCTATTGCTGAACACGCGAGCTCTCAGAGCCCTACGCTGCGCAGGGTTGCGCGTCCGTGGATCATAACGCCGAGCGCTTTGTCCGGATGTCCTCATTGCTACTCTTTTTCTATCTTGCCAATTACATCTATAAAATAACGAGCATTTGAATACCAGACATAATGAAAATCAGGGCCAACACGGAATGAAAGCATGGCCTGACCGGCTAATGTGAACGTGATGAATGTCGGACCAATGATCTCATATCCCTCAGCCTCTTTTTCCCAATCCAGAGTCACCTCTTGAACTTCAGGCAATAGAACACGTTTCTCAACACCCTTTTTTGATTTGGACCGCGCTGCGCCAACACCATCATCAAATGGCACACCTCGGAAGTCAGTGCGCCGAATAAGCGAGCGCTGTGTTTGATTCAGCTGCCTTAAATTTTTACCAAGAAAGTCAAATTGTTTTGTAGGCCGTGGAAATATGCTCATAATGATTCGTCCCTATCTGGTATGCCGTTACCGTTGTTGTCTATTATGACCTCGACGAGATCAAATTCAATATCTTTGCTGCCGGTATTAATCTTGCGCTGGACCACATACCACATTGTCAGGTTAATATCTGCGTGATCTGGAGTCATAAAGTAGATGTAATTGCCAACGAAAGTTGCAAACATTTCATTAGTCAGGCCAGATCGGAGGGCCATTGTACGGACTGATTGACCGGACCGCTGCAGAATACCAAGCGTATAATCGAGCAGGAATTGTGGTGTCGAAATGTCGTTTCTCTCAGTATTTGCTAACTGCAGCAAGACGTTTTCAGAGGTATCACCTTGCGTTTTATGAGCAAGCAATATATTTCCATCACTGGCGCTACCTACAGCCCACAGATTATTGACTGAATCGGCCTGTGTGAGCTCTACAGATGGCGTAAATATAGCAGAGTTGCGATCAGTTACCTTTGTCGTGCCCATACCACGCTCAAGCGATGGCGCATCAGTGAATAAGAATCCGACAAAATCACGCGATCCATAGCCACCATCAAATATAAAGCCGGTGCCGTCCACATCATCAATCATATTGTCGATTGCTTCTTTGATCGGCCGCATGTCTTTCAATAGGTATGTACGCTGGCGAGAGCCGGTAAGTCCAAAGCCGGTATTATAGATCGGCAATTCTTGTAGGATTGATGTCTCAGCTATCAGGCCAGCCACTATTCCTTTATAGGTTTTGCTTGTAAATGCCAGTATTTGGCTGGATGGGATTGGTTTGGCTTCTTGAGAGCCGTCAGGAACGCTGATAGTACCATCAGTTGAGTTGACACCCGATGGAATTGCTAAGCGGCGGCCCAGGTACTCTTTTGCTCCCACACAGCTCACAATATAGTTGCGTGAGCGTTCGATTGGCCTGATTGATTGAATGTAATATGAATCATACACATAATTTTGATAGGTTACGCCACTTTCAACATAGGCAATATCAGCACGTCGATAGATTTTAATGTCGCTCATAAGGCTCACAACAAGAGAGTAGGCAGTCGGAAATATTGCCTGGAGTTTGCGTGCAATTTCTTCACTCACTATTAAGTCAACAGTTGTGTCACCCTCGATTGTCTCAGTCCAGTTATCCATACCGTTTTGCCTAAATTCAAATTGAAAATCAAAAGGACTCACGGCATTATAGACGCGAATGATATTAATGTACGGTTTGCCAACACTTACCGGCACGAAGTCGGAGGGATCTTCAGGAGGAGGGATAGCCATTAGAGATACTTCTCCTGCCACCTAGTTGTGACGACACCAACACCGCTACTGTTAAACTTCACCTTGATCGCATTTTCTCCAATATTTAGGATGAACCAATCAGAGTTAATGACTACAGGTGAGTCATCCCAGTCTGGCACCCCATAAATGTTTGGTGTCGTTGCACCCATTTCCAGCGTCTCAGTATCAATCCACCACTCATGATAGGTATTCACGCCCTCACTGCCTTGTGCTTCAAGCTCGATCGTTTTGATGTTGCCGGCCTTGTCTGTATGTGTAATAGTGACGCTGAAGAATGTTCCAGTTATCAAGAAATATGGATAAATGTCACCGTTGCCGTCAATCACAATCTTTTGTTCAAATAATGAGGTGACTGTGTTGTAGGCATTTTCAAAATCAGGATAAGAAACAGAGTCATCGTAAGGAGTAAATGTTGGATAAATTATGCCTCCGAGAATCACATCGCCACCACCAGAGATCACCTTTTCGAAGATGTCGGCGCGGACACGATATGCTGATCCAGATGCAAGACCGAATTCAATCTTGTAGTGTGTGGGAGAGACGCGTGTTTGGTTATAACTTCCAGATACAAGGCTCAGACTGTCGATTATATATTCAATGCCGTTGTCAATTACTGTGATGCGTGATTTGAATTGCAGGATGCCATTGAGGCGGTTGATTGTGCGGATCGTTTCAGTTTCATTCGGACCAGTGACATGTACCAGCATTGATAATATCTTGCCGCCAATACTGTTTGGATCTGAGACGCTGCTTCCATTCCGCAGCTGATATGGCTCAACGACAGTATTGATTGAATTAATAGCTGAATAGCCATCCATATTTTCGAGAATATAAGGGCCCTCTGAATAAAGAGCAAAGCTAATTGATCCAATGTCTGGCCTGTCCAGGCTTCTTAATACGACTGACGAGATTCTCTGATCCATTACAGTATGCCCCCTTGGCTTTTAATTCTTGAGGCTACGATCGCAGCTGTTTGTTCAGGTGATGGGTTTGTGATATTGAACGTCTGGCCTGCAGTGCCATCTGCACCAACGCCGGCAAATGCAAGCCGTGGAGTAGCACCAAATGATGGGCCAGCCATTGCGCTGAATGACTTGAGGACGGCAGATGCTTGCCCTTGCGCCGATTTAACCACGCTACGAGTGCTTGCTTCAATACCGTCAGCCATACCATAACCAATATTTTTACCGACCTGATCGCGCATAACTCGTGACGGTGAGTGGATTCCGAGGAAGCTTTTGACTGCATTTAGTGCGCCGGATGCGATCTCTTTCATTTTATTGATCACTGGCGCAGGACTCAGGCCGCTCACAAGTCCAGCTACTATGTCACGGCCTACTTGAGCGATTCCCGAAAACGCACCGGCTATCTTGCCGACTATACCACTGAAAAAACCGCCGATTTGACCCCATAGTCCTGTAACGAATGAATAGGCGTTTTGAAATATTGCTTTAATCGTTCCAAAGTTAGCTGAAATAATACCCACTGCAATACCAATTGGACCAAACAAAATTGCTGCTAATAGCTGCCAGTTGTTTCTAATAAAGTTTATAACATTGCCTACGATTGATTGAATACCATTAAAGACTGAAGTGAAAAATGCTCCAACGGCTTGTAGACCGACTAATATCCCATTCCATACCGCTTGAAGTATTTGGCCGAATGTTTGAAAAATTGCCTGGCCAAGCTGCGTTTGCGTAAAGAAGTAAACGAGTGCTGCGACAAGACCGATTACTGCTAATATAATGAGCGATATAGGGTTTGCTGACATTACAGCATTGAATATACCCTGCACCACCGTAGCGGCTACCGTGATGGCTCTCCACACGCCGAGGATGGCATTCCATGTCACCATTGCTGCGACAACAGCAAGAATGCCAGCAGCAAGTGGACCGAAGATGTCTTGATATTGAACTATGAAATTAACAAAACTTGTTATGCCAGCCACCACTGGAGGAATTGCAGCGGCCATCGCTTTTAGCACACTTTCGAACACTGATCCGACTTGAGTTATTGCGGCTGAGATATTTTGTGATCCTATCGCCGTTATTATTGATGCAAGACCACGAACAATGGCTGTCTGAGCGTTTGCAAATCCAGTGCTCATTCCTGCTGTTGAATCTTTAGCAATTTGTGATAGCGACTTTAAGCCGCCCCCACCTTGAGAATCCATCTTGATTAATTCATTGGTAAAGTCTTGCACCTTGAGCTGACCCTCACCAAATTGCTTTTTCATCTCCGAAACGCTGATCCCCATATCTTTGCTCATTGCAACGAGCACAGGCGTGAGTCCTGAGTTGCGGAGTGAGTTCCATGTCTGAGCATCAAGTGGGCCGTCCATAGGCAATTGAGAGAGCTGCAGGATAGCATTATCAACCATCTCAGTTGTGCCGCCGAATCCAAGAATGGCATTATTTAAGCCAGTAAATACTTTTTGGCCCAGAGAAACATCTCCATAAGTGGCAGCCAGTGATGTCATGCCGCGAATAGCGGAGTCGAGTGGAGTAGGTAGCCCACGGATTGATTTATCGAGAGCGGTGATTGATTCTTTCGTCTGAGCTGCATTGAAGCCCATATTTGCGAATGTTCGCTCTGAGTTGTTCAACGTATCCACACGCTTTATTGCACCTGATATAGATTCAGTAAGTGTTCGTGAAATAGCGTCGATTGCCTTGAAGGCTACGGCACTAGCAGCACCCCAAACAGCGGCCATACCTAAGTTCATACCAGAAGATTTTTTGACTTCATCACCCATCTGATTACCAAATTGTGCGCCTGTTCCGCTCAGTCCGCTAAGGATAGATCCACGCACGCCATCCATTGATGGCTTGACCTGTATCCATGCTGTTCCGAGATTTGCTGACATTTATTTCATCCTCTGTTTCGACACGCTATAATTTGTCTATATTATACCATCAATCGCTTACGCTTTTTCGTGGTTTTTGCAAGTAAGCATCAAGCTCCGCGCTTGTATTAAATATACGAGCATCTGGCGTATGTTGACGCGAGCCGAGTCGGCCGCCACGATCAGCCATTTTCTCAGCCTTTTTCATAGCGTCAAGTATGTACTGTGGGCCGATCATTTCAGGCGCATTTTTTGGAGTCTTTTTGGTCGCATCTTTTGTCTTCGTCCAGACAAGCTGTCGGAGTGAATGTGCCTGAATCATAGCAAATAGATCCGACCAACCCCATGAAAGTGTGGGATCAATCTTCATAATGTAGCGAGAATCACGCGGCAGCTGAATTGCTAAACGAGCCATACGCGTAAAGCTACCGGCCGCAATCGCATCCGATAGATCCATATTATAGTATTGTTGAAAGTCAGCCTCTAATTCGTCACGGTATTTCCGCAATGAATCATAGAGACTTATCCTTTTAAAAAATCGGGATTACTATTCAGATCCTTGTCTAGTTTTTCAAAAACTTCGCCAAATTTAGTGATTGAAAATCGCTGACCACGGCTTTCGTAATATGTAAAAATGCTGTCATATTCAGCAGACCCAAGTAAAAAGCGCATCAGCTTTGGTATTTTTAGTTGATCCTCAGCTACTTCAGCATAAAGATCCATGAAGCGCATGTCATCTACTACTTCGGGGGTGATTTCAAATTTTAAATCATCCTCGAACACAACAACGATTGATTTTATTTTTGCCGGAGTCTGTTTATTTGGTGAGTTAGTCGGTTGCTCGTCTTTTACTTCTGTCATACATTTCTCCTTATGATTTGCTTTATTATTGTAGCATAAAAAACGACCCCAAATGGAGCCGTCTCTTGTGTTTGTATTCTAGAACGGAGGGAGAGGTTCTAAATGCTTTCTTCAACAGCTGCGATGTAATCAATAGCCGTGTCGCCATCAGAGTTTGGCTTTGCATTCCATACAATTGGATAAGTGACAGGATCACCATCTGTGTAAGTAACATCACCAGAACGATCAGACATTTTCGCTTTTTCAATGACAGTTCGCTTAACACGGCCATCAGACATAACAGTTTCAACAACTGCAACCTGCTCAGGAAGCGTGCGGCCGTTGTGACGGACCTTGATTGCGCCTGCGCCATCAACTTCGACGTTTTCAGGGCCGTAGTATTGTGCGAGTGCCGCTTCTTTTGTTTCAATAAGACCGAAGCTAAATGTCTCTTTGTAAGTGGTTTGCTCTGAAAGAACAGTGTCACCACCCCAAGCTTGAGTATCGTTTGTGTCTGTTTCGACTGTGTTTGTTAGTCCATCTTCGCTCACATAACCAAGGTTTACGAAATCACCAGCAAGTGGTGTATTCGCGTCTGTTGGAACTGCTGTGCCTGCTGGAGCAACAAAAATTGCGCCGCCGACTTTTGGCTTTCCGGTTGATACATTAGAACTATTATTCATTTGATCGGTTCCCCTCCGTTTTATAACCTATAGCGATATTATACCACAATGCATCCATGCTTAATCAACTATCCTAAATAAACAAATGAATAATAGCCCATGTATGTTGGCCATTTAATTATGAGATCGTCGAGCCGCATCAGTGAATTACGTTCTACCTTTGAAACATTAAGCTGATTCACAAAGTCAAGTCGGATTTTCGTGTCAGTATCTTTGGCAACATCACCGGCAAGATCCGCATCATCTTTACAAAACCATCGTATTGTCATATCAGGCCGATCGAGTCGGACGTTATCAGATGGACCACCAGTGCGCTCCACAACAACAAATTTCTCAGGTTTAACTTTTGGTATGGATCCAAAGGCTTCCCAGCCATCCGGAAGGTTTCCGTCATTTAGCCAACTAATCATTAAGCTTTCAATTTTCATGGTCAAATCTTTCCGGCTCCTAAAGCCTTTTGCATATAGCCGCCACGTCTCATTTGTGCCTCTGTTTCAGTGTCCATTGCTACAATCGTGGATGTCGCTCGTTGCGAGTCAGGCTTTCCACCAATACCCTCGATCGAGTTTACTACTGAGAGGTTTGCTTTGTGGCCGGTTGAGACACCAGACATTTGCGCTGCAGCGCTGGCAATTTTTCCTGCGGCATTTTGGACCATAGCTTTTGCCATAACCTGCAGAACGTAGGCGCCGCCACGAGTCTCAAGATAAAAATTCTCACGTTTAGCCATTGATAGCCTCGGCTCGCACATAACGGTTCCATAGTGTCGGGGTATTGTCATCCATGAACTTCACCGGCTTTCCGATGACGCGCCATGTCTGGCCATCAAATTCAGTGGTGCAATCAGAGATGTCAGTCGAGTCAGTTTTCGGCATGTGCAGGCGCACAATAGCTACATTACGATCAAGAGCAGCTGATTCCACGCGGTCAATTGGCTCCTGCAGTGGAGCAATTAGACAGCCATCAATCTCAAAAGTCTCCTCAGTATATACCGGCTCATTGAGCTTGTTTTTAGCCCCAGTCGATACTCTTTTAGTGAACTCAAGAACAATCGTTTTCATATCGCAATTATACCATAAAAAGCAATGAGCACACCGAAGTGCGCTCACGCTCGCAACCTTTACCCATAAGGAGAGATTTGGTGCCGTGGCAGTTTCCTGTCACCTATTTAGTTTACCATGCAATGTATTGTTGCCACGACGGTGGTTCAATCTCGACGTGGACTTTTTTTTGACGGGTGTTAACTTTAATGACGGCGATGTTAATCGACATAATTTGCCTCCCTTCCGGATCTTGAATCTCTACACGATTTCTGGATCCTCTCCGATGAGACGAAGAATTTGATTTTCTTCGCTCTGAAGCAGAAGCTTTTCAAGTGCTATTTCAGCAAGACGACGCGTCCGTTGTTCTGGAATTGATGCGGCTTTTTTTCACGGTACTCATCAAGGTATATGACTTCACCCATTGGTTCAATTATACCTCATACTTTGATTTGTTGGTGAATCTGCTGCGAATCTCCTCACCTGCTAGTCCGTTGTTAAACGCCTCTGCAGTGGTGCTGATGACTGGAAAATTCTCCTGATATTCAAATACGGTTTTTTTGTGGATCTTCACATCAGCAATCTCATCACCCTCAATGTGATGCATATTTCCGTAAAAGCTTCGCAGCTGGATCGGTGCGGTGTCGAGACGCATTGTCTTAAGGACTGGCTCCAGCATCAGCAGGCCGCCAGTATTGAACATCATTGGCGTGTGAAGGTCATAGTTTAGCGGCGTTTTAATTCCTGCGTGTTTCAATGCATTGTATGTCATCATCAAACTGTGATGTTGCTGCGGTGCCGTGCGAGGGCCTTTTGCAATTTCAGTTATCAAATTACCGCGATGTAATGGCCGCAGCTCGTGGATCAAATCCATAGCAAACATGTCATCATTCCAAAGATGAAACCATTCGGAGATCTCGTGCGCTTTGGCACCGGCTAAAATATTGATTGCAACCCGCCGATATTTATTCCGTTCTAATGTAGCCGTTGCGATATAGGTGACATTTTGGACCCACTCAGGCTTATAGCCAGCTATAATGATATTTCGATGAGGCATATTCTGGTCAATGGAACGCAGACAGTAACGCAGCGATTCATTATCATCACCGTCCCTCACAGGGATCACGATGTCCATTTCTTCAAGTAGTATCATTGCATTGCCCTCCTAAGTGTTACTAATAAATCTTGCTGCATAATGTCCAAACGCGATTGCTGAGTAGTGAGGAAATCTAAATATTTCCAGTCGCCACCAATGATGTCATTGCGAGGAATACGCATGGCCGGTATACCGTAGGCATAGGCCAGAATTAATCCGTGTAGGCTGCTGCTGGCGATCGTGCTGCAGCGTGTCAATTTGTCAATAATATCCGCTACCGACTCTGTGGAGTCGATCACAACATCGGCCATAGGATATTCATTTGTATCTGAGTGGTGGCGTATTACTCCGAGCCCCCAAGTTAATGCATTGGTTGGTCGCCAAAACAAAGGAGCAAGCAATGCAGGATCACCCTTTGCTGCACTCATCAGTCCATTAATCGGGTCAATTCTCTTGCCGGTTAGGTGCCCACGTACAGCGGCAATCTTAAAACGCTCGCGAAAATCTTCGGTAATATCGTCCTCAAGGGCTCCAGATCCCCACACTATAGCGCCCTCTTTGCCATGCTCATTGATATAGCTAATTATGGATCCGGTTGTGAAAATGTCAGCTTCTTTCGGATCATCAGTATACTCAACGTCATAACCGAGCTTTTTTAATATCTGGAGCCCAATCTCATCACCGAAGTTTTGAGATCCGTCATCTGGTCGCCAGTGCCATTCTTTTAATGTCATGCTTTATTTCCCCCCACCGCAGCATCAACACGCCGCTCAATTTCTATCCGATCAGAATATTTTTCAAAACAGTCAATGCACACTTCAATTACCACACAGCAAAACGGCAGTCGAATTCGATACATGAATTTAAGCAGCCGCTTGCGCTTGCAGTGGACGCAGTGCACGCGTCGGCCGCCTACTTGTGCAGAAACCATTCTCTGGCCTCCACAGTGGGCTTGTAGCTCTTAAATACGTTATTCACCAGCCCAGTACCATTGACCAGCTGTGAGGCGTAGCGAGTGCGCATGAGGTAATTCATCAGGACCATATCATTGCCCTGCATTTTTCCATCGGCATAAAGTGTCAGCATATCGTGCAGCAACATCATCACATCCTCACGGCTACCACCGATGATTCCACAATTGAGTAGTTGGATGAAGCGGTTGCTCGTCATGAATGACCAGAACGGCTCAGTGTGTGTCTTCTCGCGGATCCAGCGGCAGCCCAGCTTTTGTTGCTCATCGCCGACATATATTTTACCCACAAGCATTCGGCTGTCATTGAATGGGTTATTGAGCATGGTCACATCTGTAGCATCGACCATAAAGACACGCCGCACATCTTCATGATCACGCAGATACTCATAGGCTCTAAAGAAGCGATTCCAGTACGGATCCATGTTGCACTCAACCAAATTATCAAGCCCTTTGAAACAATCGTGAAGCAATACCATCTCAACATCATGCTTTTTGAGCGAATTTGCCAGGGCCTGTACGTTTGAATAATCAGCATCCCATTGTTGGTTATTCCGTTGAAAGTCTGGACCATTAGTGAAATATCCAGTCATGACGATGTCGCGACCGCCGGTCAGGTTTGGCTTATATTGACAATATTCTTTTGATGTCAGGCTGGATTTCCATAGTGATCGGTTGTCTCGCAGTCCGATCTGGCGTTGTGCAGCACTGATCGAGCTTGAAGCCTCGCGATACTCATCCATTGAATAAATTAGTGACTCACTCTCCGGCACATCCATAACACGGAAACTCGTCAAACCACTGTTATGGATTCGATTGCTATAATCAGTGTGTTCGAACATTGCTTTGCCATAGCGCTCATCAAACCCACCAACCGCCGGTAGCACCTTGCTATCGAGATATAGCATACAACCGCGTACATGATTGTATGCGACAATAGAGCTATCACGGTATATTTCTACGCAGTCTGAAAGGTTGTGGCCATTCGGGCCATCGTCAGCAAACTTAGTGAAAATATACATGAGGTGCGGCTCTTTACTCTCAATATATGGTAGTTCCCAGCCTGGCTTTTTTGGCCATGCATCGGAGTCAAATAGGAATATATGATCAGCCCCCCATTCATCGGCCAGCTCAAGACACTTATTTTTTGCAGCAGCGATGCCCTTGTTCTCTGGTAAGGCTGCAACTATGTGATTTTCGTCACCGTCTTGGCGGTATTTTTGTGATATTTCTAACAATACATCTGCATCAAATAATTCAGTTGAGCCATCATCTACAATAAATATCTTCGCTCCTTTTGGTAAATATTTGAGCTGTTCCTCCAGGCCACGATATAAAATTTCAGGCCGGTTATAAGTCGTGATGCAAATGGCCGTTTTCATTTAGTTTGATTCTTCCGGTGCAACCTGTTGTGCTTCGGGTGTTTCAAGCATCCGAATTGCTTGTGATACTTTTTCGAGATGTTCATTTACTACTTTGAGCATATCGAATGCATCAACGTCACCAACCGGCAGCGCGTCATATAGCGCTTTGTGGTGGTTACGCAGCATGTAGGCTGCAGCACGCTCTCCAGCCGGCTTAATGACTGTCTTATTGATTTCATGGGCCACAGCGATCATTAATTTGCCATTAGGGCTCTCTGGATCAAATGCTTTTGTTTCATCTTTAGTTTTGTAGCCAAACTCAGGAGCCTTTTTCTCATAAAGCTCGTGGAATAATAGCGCTAATGCCTCATCGTTTACAATGCTAGTATTTACAATTTTATCACTCATAGATTTTCCTTATTTAAACTGATATTCATTATGCTCTAACTGGCGAAAAATGTCCACTGAAGCGGACTATTTTAGACTCGAAGCATATCCCTAACAGATTCATAGACACCATCAAAGACAGTCATGAGATCTTGCTTTACGATGCCGGATGTTTTTCCAGTCTTGCGAGTGCGGAACGGTGTTTGTGTCTTGCGTAGCTGAGACTCAGAGATTTCAGTCACTTGCCAGTGATTATCAATTTCAATCAGCACATCTTCGCGGTAATCTTCTTTTATTTCAGCGGCCTTTGCCTTTGCTTCACCAGCGCCACCAAATTCAGTGATTGGCATGGCGATATTTGAAAGCACGAACACTGTTTTTGCAAGAGTGATTGTCTTATTACCACGTTTCGCGGCCATTGCCTCCTCGATCTCATCTTTCATTGCGGCAGTGATCGTGAATCGTTGGCCATTTTTGAGTTTTAGTAGATATTTCATATTTGGATTGCTTTCCTGTTTTTTATTTTCGTGTTTGCCGATAGTTTTCTGGACCTGCCTATCAGCCATCGGATTTGTTGCCACCCATACTGTGACATTGCGCTTAGTAGCCGGATTGTATTTCTCACCGGACTTTTTAATGAAGCCGTACTCCACAAGCTCACCACGGCGCGGCAGGAGCTGATTGATTTCCCAGTCTAACCTTTCAGTCAATTCTCGGTCAGTAGCCGATCCCATCGCCTGCAGGGTTTCATATACCTCACGTTGTCTGTCACCAAGATCAGTAATTTTTCGATAGGATTCCTTGCTCGTTTCAGTTGCTGGCATTCTGGATCTCCGAAATTTTCACCTTGCCTGCGACAACAATTGCTTTTTCGAGTCCGAATTCTTTTAGTTTTTTACTGAGCAGGTCGATTTCAAATTGTGTGAAATCGGCTTCTAGTGCGATCAAATATGGTTTTACAGGATCAAGTTTGTGAACCCTTGCCATAACTACTTCAATTTTTTTGCTCCTCATATACTCTCCTCCACGTTATCCGGATCAACTCTTATTGCATACAGCTTTCGGCTCTCCGGTTTAGCCTCAGCGCGTTTCTTGGCGATCGGATATGATAACCAATGAATATGCTCTTTGGATTTTTTGTAGTGATCCATGCTCTCAGATAAATCACCCACAAAGTCAACATCATCACCGCGATAGAACACATAGATCCATCGTATTGCAATCATATTGCAATTTTCGATCTTTGCGACTGTGCCGCATCAATTTGACTATGAAGCCAGGTGCTGTGCACATCGTCGTCTCGCAGATGAATTTGCTGCAGCAGTTCAATCTTGACATCTAGGATATAAGCCTGCAAGCGACGAGCTCGCAGATCCCAATCCCATACAGGACACACACTGAAGCACCCAGCGTCACCCTTACCGCCGTGATAGTGTTCGCCGCGATTACCGAGATATTGCTCCAGTTGTTTTTGCGTCATGATTACAGCCCAGTATTCACCTGCGCATCAGTCGCAGCATCCACTTCAGTTTTCTTGCCAGCCAGATAGTGGGTGCCGGATGTGTTGCTCTCAACATAATCGTCATTAAGCAAGTTCGCAAACATCATCAAATCTCGCTTGTCCATAATTATGAAAGCGCCGGCATCATCTTGCATAAGTGCAAGCTGGAACTCGTCGGCTGTCTCAAGCATCTTTTCTTGATCGACGGTTGACGGATCAGTCCGCAGCAGCTTTTCAGCGATTGCTGGATTTGCATCGACAAGTGATTTAAGCGAAATGCCATCAGGAAAACTAAGCTTGAATGCTTTTTCGATCTCGGCAATCTTGCCATTTATCTTCACTTCTCGCTTAGCATCATAGCCAAACATCTTTGTGAATTTCGACATATTGAATGCGTATATTTGGCCGTCCAAAATCAACACTTGGTTGTCAGGGGTGACTCGGACCGTCGCTTGTGCTGGCATTGGTTTAAATGCATTGTTTTCGAGCGCCCAGGATCGTGCTCCAGCGATTACATTCGATGGCTGCAGGTATTTAGCAATATAGAACGTGCCAGTCGTTTCAGCAGCTTCAGGTGGTGTAAACACAGCAATAAGCACACTCATACGATTGATGTCATGCTCATCGTTAGAAAATTCCACAATGTCAGCGCGTGATTCAGTTATGTAATGAATGAGCTCATCGGCTCGCGGAACTGATTCAAGCGCTGCAAAGTCCAAGACGTTTTGCTCGCCATTGGTGGTATGCATTTCTCGGACCGCCATTCCAGTCTCTGCGCCTGAAAATATAGCTTCCATCATATCATCAATAAATATTGGCCTCATATGGCGGAGCAAATCTTTCGAATGCTTTACGCTGTATGGAACGCTGTTTTTGCTGATCAGAAACAGCTCTACTGTGAGCTCATCGACAACCGCAACAGTTTGATTGGCCCAGTAAAATACGTCTTTTTGGTTTTCCATTTGATTTAATATCTCCTTACGATTTAAATATTTTTAACGTGAAGATCACATAACCACATTATAAACTCGCCAGTCATTGCGATTGCACAAACTGCCAAGCAAATGAGGATCAGTGTTCCGACGAATGCCGCTGTGTTTTTGAATAGTGTGACCATTCTTGGCTCTCTTTTTATGAATAGACCCATCACATTGACTCCCTTTTTTTGCTGATTATTTTTGCAAGTTCTGGATTGGCTTGTTTGAAAGCCACACGATCCTCAATCGACATTGCCTCGAATTTATCGAGGAGTGCGGTGTGAGCGCGTTTTTCGGCCCACAAATGTAGCTGCGTCCATTTGGCCTGCAAGTCAACAAAGCTGGCCACAGATGGCGCAAATTCACTGTATTTTGCTTGAGCGGCGATTTTGATGGATTGATGGACCGCAAGATCTCCATGCTTTTTCAGCAAGTTTGCAGCTGCACGGCGATTTGCTTTCACTTTTGTAGTGATCTTGATCCCGACTTCATTCAGCCAAAACTCCATCAATACATTTATTGATTCATCACCGTACTCCGTAGCGGCTTTTACGCTGTAAATAGAGTCAATTCCAGTAGCCTGAATCGTCTCTAATTCGTCAATTTTCTCACCTGTCAAGACCGGCTGGCCATCTCCACGATCTTCAATTACCTGCAGCGCCCTATAAAAAGCGCCACTCGATTTCTGGTGCCGTACAATGCGGATCATTCCGCGCCGGATCAGATGATTCGTAGCATTATAAACAGTCGAGCGTGAAACTCCGGCCATTTCTGCTATTTTGTTTGGTTTTAAACGACACTCCCCAAGTTTATAGCCAGCGAATCTGTGAATAATCCCGAAAACTATTCGCTCTGATGGCGTTAATTTAAACGCTAAATCGTCAAATATGATCGTTCCAGCGCGGCGTTTTGGTTTTGTGTTTGACACGAAGAAAGCCCCCTTTCACAAGGGAGCTTTCGGGAGGCCAGTAAGCCAAGACTCATCACCTATTATTATAGATGACTACCCCGAAATGATCAACCCTTGATCATTAGTTTTATGTCGGTCGAGGCATGAGTGAATGATGAGTCCGCTTTTGCTGATCTCGACTTGTTTTTATTGTAGCCCGAAAGAAATTAAAACACAAGCCCAACCCGATCCGGCGTAGCCAATACAATTTATTGTATTTTAAATATCCCTTCTAATAATCACTTCTAGTATCTGTTATGTGTGTAATTCTTATACATTAGTTGTCCAAATTTTACACATAGAGTGTCCAAATTTTGCGTATACAGAAATGACTTATACACAGTTAATCCACACTTTATGTGGAAAATCTAACAGACAAATTGAAAAAAGCGGCTCTCGCATGGCCGCTTTTTTCAATTGAACACTCCCCAAATACCTCACCACAATTATAACCCAAATTCGACTAAAAGTCCGCTACTTAAAGCGGACTCTTTGCGACCCTCCGGCCTCGCGCATAATGCACTGATGAAATAATATCATAATTTAATCAGTAAATCCTTTAATAGTTGAATGGCCTCTTTATGGCCATAGCAAACAAATGCGCCGACATTACCACCATCCACGCCATTGATCTCGTCAATCCATTGCTGCTGTGTGACGCTCACAGACGCTCCCTGCAGGCGCTTCATTTCAATCCATATCATCAACCGTTTTCCAACTTTGGAGCGATCAGGCGGCACGATGATAAGCAAATCTGGCACTCCAGACATCATACCCTCAGCCTTGAGCTTGTTTTGCTGCTTAATTGACGATTGATAGTGTCCGTTGGCAATTGCTGAAAACAGGACTGGAGAAAACTTGCGGGCGCGAAGCATCGCTGCGTGATCATTATCAGCCGTCAACCACTCAACGACTTTTACTTGTTCTTCATGCTCCAGCGGTGTAAGATTTTTGACCATCCAGGCTCCACGCCTCCTCTATCGTTAGGCCACGGCGTTCACGTTCGCGCTCAGAAAGCTCGAAAGCAACCATTGCGATCTCACGTGATACCTGCGCTAGACGAGGGCCAGTGTATTCAATCAGTGTTCGGTTCTCAGATAATATAGCCAGCCTATCATTCAGTTTTTCATCATTCCACATATAGTGATCATCAGCAGTTTCCATGTCATAAATATACCACGAAAGAAGCACCCTTTCGAGTGCTACTTTCTACTGCCATTTACCGTTGGCGTTCGTCGCGAGGGCTTTCTTCTCGCTTGTCTAGTCTATTTTACTAGAGTGGTGCTGTCAACTTCTTGAGCAGCTTTCCCAATGCCGGTTGGCTTCCATAAACCATAATATGTTGAAACACTTATGGCAAATGCTGGAATAGCACTCAGGAGGGCCACGCCAAGATCAAATGCAACATGTCCGCTGATTGCTGCTGCAAGCTGCGTGAGCATGGCTGTGACGAGCGTGAACGCTGCCAGTAACCATGCTTTGATCGAGCCAGACGTGGTGCGCGTGGTGACGAGCCCGACGGCGATCGGCATGAATATTGTGAGCACGAGCTGAATCACCATAAGTGGATCTAGTGTAAATATAATCATAGAGACTCCTTATCTTACCTTTAATACCCATCCAGCCTGTACGTAGTTGGCTGAAATATTTGGATATTTTGCTTTGTTTAATGCAACTATTTGAGCAACTGTGGTGCCATTTGCTGCAGCGATATTTCCGAGGTAGCCAGCTGGACCACTCTGGACGGTGACAGTCTTTTCTGGCTGTGCTGTTCCGACGTTCGATCGCTGATTTACAATAGCTTGAACTGCATTGTAGTCATAGCCTGCATTTGCAAGATTATTTTTGCGATCTTCACCGTTGCCCCATAGGCCGCCAATTACTTCATTTGCTATTGTTTCGTTTGATTTTTTAGCAGGTGCTGAACCGAGCTTTTGATTGACCAATCCTTGTATGGTGGCAGGATCATAGCCAGCAGCTGATAGTTGAGATTTACGAACCTCACCATCTCCCCATGCTCCGGCGATCACTTCATTAGCTATTAGATCATTTGAACGGCGCTCAGGCTGTGGAGCTGGCGCAGGCGCAGGCGATCCACCATCACGGCCGCCCTTTGCGTATGCATCCCACTGCGCAGGTGAGAGTGTTGATCGGTTAAGATCAAGATCGCCGCCATATCCATCGAGGCGGCCTTTACTTGAATATTGTCGAATGACAGATCCAAGTAATTGAGGCTCATCACGGTAGCCTGTTTGATTGTTGTTTGGATATGCCGCAACCCAAAGTCCACAATTCTCCTCACGTGCGATGCCTTGGATGTCTGCAGCTGCGAGTGGACTCTGTGAGCCATAGATAATTGGTGGCACGTTGGTGAGCTCTTTGACGCGCTTAACGAACGCACGAACCCATTCACGGCCGCGAGCAACGGCTCCGGCTTCCCAGTCAAGTACTAGAACAGCCTCACCAACATAGCCGCGCACGTTATTTACAAAAAATTCAGCTTCTGCGCGAGCATCGCCACCACTGGCAAAGTGATAGACACCTACTTTTTTGCCACGGCGTTTCGCAGCCTGATATTGAGTATCGCAGAATGGTGACACATACCCGACACCCTCTGTAGCTTTAATAATGACAAAATCATAGTCAACGATCTCAGTGATATTTGCTGGCTGCCAGCGACTTACATCTATTCCGTTCATAATATTTCCCTCCTTATTTTGATGAGCCTTTGTGCCTATTTCAATTATAACACTACATTTTAGACCATATAAATTGCGCCGTCACACTGGCCGGACCAACCAAGATAAGCAGGCTCATAGTCTTCGAGCCATTCGAGCACTTCTTTAATGCTGCTGTACGGATCACGCTGGCCAGAATGAACCTCACTGTCGTGAATTTCCATCGTGCCGTCAGTATATTTTATAGCCAGCTGCACGTGGCCTAATCCTGCATATTGACCAGTAGTGAATGAATAAAAAAGCACTACCCATACATTGATCGGTAGTTCATCAGTCCGTAAACGACCAGCAGCCATTTCGGCCGCTGCAGCGGACGCTGCACTCAGCCGACGAGTTGGCGCTTTGCCAGCATCGTCGACGTATCTGAGGCAGCCTCCACTTGAGCTAGGAACATGCAGATCCGGCGTTATATTTTGCCGGAATGCAGTTATTGAGATTCCTCCAGAGATTGGCTTGCGTTCAACTCCACAATTCGCTGCTCAAGCATCTGAATGTTGTTTTGGGTAATATGCAGCTGCTTTATTTCTTTGTAGCATAACGATTCAAGCTTTTCGACATCTGTAATTTGGGTAATATCCATATAATCTCCTTATGATTATTCAGTTACTATCTTAGCACGTTTAGTCGAGCTGTTTCCATGTTGCCGCAAGGTAACAATAGACGTGAGTTCCATCTGAGTATACGTCGCCGGTAGCAGGTGAAGTTGGTGCGACACCGGTTGCAATATTTGCACTTGCCGCAGCTGTGGTTGCAGCTAACAAGTTTAACTGACCAAGATTCGTAACTCTAAACTTGCTAACGCCTCCGACCTTCAGATTTAAGAGACTTTTTGCACCAGATCCAGTGGCTGTCTCAGTAACGTCTGCGAGTATGGCGTCATACCCTGCAGTGCTTGTCTGATTGATAGTTGGTGCTGATTTTAAACCATACTGCACGCCGCTTGTAGCCGCAAACGTAGTAGCTAGGCCAAGTATACCTGACGTAGCAGATGTTAGTGTTGCGCGTGCTATTGATACCATTCCAGCAGACGGTTGACCAGCACCCAGTGTTATAGAGTTTCCGCTATCATTTTTTATTGATAGATCTCGTACTGAGCCAGTGCCACCAAATTCAGAAGCAATATTAAATACGTTGCCGCTAACATATACTCTTAATCTATCAAAGTTTGTCACTTGATCAACGGTGTTGTAGAGAGCCATTCCTGTTGAGGTTGATCCAAAAGTCAAAGAATGAGTAGGAGCAGTGGTCAGAAAGCCTATCCGGTGATTCGTGCTATCTAAAAAGAATGTGTTCGTATCGAGTGTAAGTCCTAAGAATGATGGACTAGCACCGGTATGAATATTCTGCGGCAAGCTGAGTGTCGGATTGCCAGCTACCCCATCACCATTAGTGACAGTGACTTGGTTAGTAGTGCCAGTTAGTACTCGTCCAACAAAAGTGTCGGCTGCTGTTTGGGCCAGTAATCCGTTGGTGTTATATGCTGCAAGTGATGTCAGTGTAGAATCCAGCGGTTGTTTCCCAGCCAGTGCAGTGGTGACAGTTGCTGCATAGTTAGCATCATCACCTAAAGCAGCGGCGAGTTCGTCCAGTGTATCTAATGCGCCAGGCGCTGCTGCAATAAGATTATCAACCGAAGTCTTAACAAAGGCTGTGCTGGCTATTTGAGTGGTGTTTGTACCAGCAGTGGCTGTTGGTGTTGTTGGAGTGCCTGTAAGCGCAGGTGAAGCGAGGGGTGCTTTTAGACGATCCAGAGTATCTAGTTCTTGACGCGTTACTATGTCTACGCCTTGCATGTACTCATCGTAACGGCCCATGTCACGAGCGCCATGACCGGCTGCGATCGCGGCAGAGCTTGCTGCTAGGTGGAAATCCCTTGTTCCAGTCAAAGTACCAGTTGGATCAACCATAACTAGATCGTAGTTGGAATTTGACAGATAGTTGGTTCCTGGAGGAATATTAGGATTTACGAGGTTGACAGCTCGGAAGAAGTTATTTCTAATGCGTACCTGGTTAATGTCAGTGACACCGAGATCGTATATAAATACTCCAGATGATGTGTAGGAAGCGCCAGGGTATAGTATGTTATTTTCAATAAGTGCATTGGTCACAGCTGAAGGTATATAAACACCAGAAAAACCACTATTGAAAGCTACGTTATTTCGTATAGTAATATCTTTAATCGTGTAAGGGGCTGTGCCATTACTAGCAATGTTATAACCTCTTAGAGAGTCATAAACTACGTTGTTTCTGAACAATATATTTTCCAATATACCGTGTGACTCACAACCGGTAGAAAATCCAGCTCCCTCTGGCATAACTGCAGTATTTTCATATAGTTCGATGTTGAACTGGTGTCTTGAAAAGGCATCAATATAGAATCCTGGACCGCCATAACTAGTTGTGGTCGTTTTTTTAACAGTACATCCGTGGATTGAGCCATTCCTACAGCCATTCTTTGCATCAATACCCTCTTTGCGAGGCTCAAGGACTGTACAGTTTTTTACCTCGAAGTTTTCTACATTGTCAAGGCTGATACCCTCTTGTCCAAGGCTGATATTTGGTCGTAATATAGACACATTGTCAATGAGTATTGTATCCGCAGTTTTAAAGAATACGCCTGAGCATCCGGTATCTGTCGTGCTACAGTTTCTTACTATGATATTGAAAGATCCGGTCGCACTTTCTGAATAAGCTTCACCAAATCCCATTGCAACAGAGTTTATTAACGATAGGCCATCAAATATCCAGTTATCGTTGCGGTTGATGCTAACTAATCCGCCCCATGTCGTACTACCCCATGTCAAACCTGCTCCGTCAATAACTGGACTGTGTCCAGGCAGCGCCATAAGAGTAATCGGAGCAGAGATAGTACCAGATTGAGAAATAACGACACGCTCGTTGTAAGTACCGTCTAATACATAAATGGTGTCTCCTGCGGTAACATTGTCAACAGCGTGCTGGATCGTCTTCCACGGCCTGCTATATGATCCGCTGTATGCATCGTTTCCTGTCGCATCGTTCACAAACTTAGCAGGCAAGTTGTTCTCAGCTTCATTTAGCCATGTTCCGTGAAGTGAGTCAAATATATATTCACCGGCATCATCACCGTCAATAACTAGTCCGCGTGTGCCGCTCTGGATTAAAGTAATATTTTCGAGATCATCAAATGACGGAACACGGATCGCACCACTTGCCTGACCTGTATATTTGAAAGCAGGTGTGAATGTCATCAACGAGGTTGAAGTTTGGCCAGATAAGTTTGATGTGAATAGCAGTAAAGCGCCTGCAGGGATAGCTGTTGCACCGTATACAACCCCAAATACTACTTCGCTATCAATCGCAGTATTATCAGTCTCATAGTCTTTTTGCTGGACATAAATCTTAACCACTCCAACATTTAGTAGATTGATCGTGACGTTTTCATCAGCTGTGATACTAGGAGTATAATATCCGCCGGCAGAGCTCACGATCGCAGCCATGAAAGGGCTTATAGTCACAATGTCAGTTGGTGATCCGGTAATAGTTGGAATGCCCTTTGCGGCAAAGACTCCATCTCCGAGAATGTCGTATGTGAGCGAAGCTCGCATGTCTGAAACGGTTTGGACACCTTTTGGACGGCCGGTGCTAGTGTCTGGATTTACATAGGTTGGATCCCAACCGGCTACTACTGATCGTCTTTTACCCATTACAATGACTCCTCTTGATTATCATAAATATTTGTACGACTGGTGCTGACTGATGAAAGTCGTTGTCCTTTTAATTTTAACAGCTTCATCTCACTATCTTTAAACCAAATGTCTCCGGCTGGATTAGAAAACACGAATGATTCCGAATATGGACCGGCTGTTTGGGACATTTGATTGACTGGAGGTTGATTCTGCGGTGTGAGCATGGCTCGCTTCACAGACTCCATAACGATCTGTTTGAGCGTATTGCTAATAATTTTGCCGCTTTGCAGCATATCGTCAAGATTTCTATTTCCATTCACGGCAACTTGTCGGAGATTATCACTAGCTAATTCAAGCAAATATGCAGCACGAGTCTGCTCATCTTCATTGAGGGTGCGCCAAAACTTTGCAAGCTCAGCTATTGTAGCAAATGCATTTTCGTTTTCTTCAACAGCCATTACAATCACTCCTCATCTTTCAATTTTTGAGCAAGCTTTTTATTGGCTTTGCCAACTGCTTTGGCAAGTTCTGATTTACGCTTTGATGGCGCTTCAGGTAATTTGTCATCACCCATGATAGTTTTAGCCATATCTTCTTTTAAGTCTTCGGGATGGATTTCTGTAATTGTTACAGTGGATCGGCCGCCAGTATGCAGTGTACGGACCGGCTTCCAAAGAGAGTTGATTTTCATCCCCTCAATAAAGTCACGTTCGTCTCCGGTTTTCATATTTCTGTAGCGCATTGACCAGTCCACTCCTTTGCTGCAATTATACCATAAAAAAGAGGCCGCAGTGCGACCCCTTTTCATTTTTTGTGCTGATCAGTATTAAACTGATTCCTCGACTGGATCGCGCTCGTCAGATGGATCGCTCGTTACAACCACAATTGCAGTTGGATCAAGCAATGCAACGGCGAAGTAGCTCTCACCGCGGAGTGCAACTTCGTTTTGACGCTTCAAGTCACCAAGACCATCAGGATCACCAAATTCAATCAGTTCGACCGGAACAGTCTTAACAATTGAGAACTTGATGGCTGTGAAGTCACCAACAATCGCTAGGTCGACAGCATCAGCAATTTCCATTTCTTCAGAACCAGATACAGTGTTGCTAACAGCGGCGTTTAGGCCCTCGAAGTTATCAACATTTGCACCGAAACCGATTTGTGGGAAGCGCTTTGTGCCATCTTCATTTTTAAGCTTGCGGAGTTGTCCGACAAACTTAGGATCCATTGCAATTCCGTTTGGCGAGTAGCCATTACCAAATAGCATGTCCACAGCTTCGTCAAGTGCGTCACCAGCGTCAGCGTCGTATACACGACCAGCTTCTTGGTCAACGTAGTGATCTGCCTGTGAGGCAACGATACCAGTTAATGGGTTAATACCGTGGTAGCCAACAAGGTCGATTGCGCGACTTAGGGCTTTCAAAAGGCCGACGGTGTAAGCATCAACCACGCCAATTTGCGCGTCTTCGTCTTGCTGCATAACTTCATCGCTGAAGCGGTCAGTGTACTGTACTTTGTAAGTACGGACGGTTACTTTGCCGAGACGACGTGGAGTCGCGCTTTTTTGCTGAGATTCACCAACAAGCTCCGCCTTTGGAGTGTCTTTTAGGGTGATTACATCGGTTTTACCGACAAGAAGCTTCTCAGGGGCTTCAGGAGCTAAACGAGGGATTGTGGCAGTTTGCACGTTCTTTTCAAATACGCCGCTTGCAACGTAGTTTCCAAGATCGAGATCGCCGGTTTGTAGTGCTGGCATGACTTTGTTCCTTTATAGAAAATTAAATTTATTCGCCTTTAGGACCAAACAAACTGCCTGCAAGTGTCTTTGAAGCTGACTCTTTCGGGCCGTCTTCGTTATTGTTTTTCGTGATTGTTACACCGGCGCTGGCTCCACCCTTTTTCAAGAGTTCGGCATTTGCGCGAATGTCGTCTTCAGTATCACCAATAAGAAACTTGTCAAGGTCATCGGGAATTCCATTCTCGTGCTTGATTTTGACTCGCACAACATCAAGATCTTTTTTCTTGATTTCTTCGTCCTTGGACTGCAGCTGTTCCTCCACCGTCTTCTTTTCGCCTTGCAGCGTTTCGACAGTTTTGTTTAAGTCGGTAAGCTTAGTCTGAAGCTCGTCATAGTTCGAAAACTTTGCAGTTTCACGAGCGAGTCGATCTTTGAAAATCGAATCCACTTCCGGCTGCTCATAAGCAGTCACTTCTGTGTATGTACCATCTTCGTTCTTTTTAAAGAATTTACCCATTTGTCAGATCCCTCCGTTTTTGCCGTCTGTCGACGTATTATTGACATCTTGTATTATACCACAAGCACCACCCTATTCAACAATAGTGGGCCTAGGCAGGCCGGTAGTTCTTAAGCTCACCGTTTCGAGACTTGAATCCCTTTACAATTATTAGGCAGTCACAGTGAGTGTGGCGACGGTATATGTCATCTGTTGGATTCGTATATTTACCAACACGAGCCCGACACCACGGACATGTTTCCTTGCGTAGTGATCGCGTGACGACAATATACTTTCCAAGCTGTTTTGCGGTCGTGACGGCATCAAACATTGCAGAGGATGTTGAGCTATTAAGGAAGTTCTTCGCTTGATCAAGTGCCAGCTTATTATCGCCAGTTGCTATGCCATTAGAGATGTTTCTTGCAAGCCCTAGCGCCAGCTCTGGACTAAATCCTCTCCCAATAGTTTCAAATATTTCAAGATCAAAAGCAGTCATATGATAAGTTTTACCATAAAGTGTCTGGCCGATACGCTGAAAGGCCGACGTCATTGCTTGCTTCCGCAGCACTGGATTGATTTCCTCACTATTGAGAATCTCAACGACACGGCGAATCTGAGGCATTAGTCGGTCGATAGCAGCTAAAAAATCCATGAATTAATCTCCTTATCAATGTCAGCCATAAGTGCTGATACAGTATCAATTGATTCCTGATCATACGCACTTTTGTATGCAACATCAGGGAGAGGCTGTAAGGAATCAATTATCGCTGTTGCCTGTGTTGCAGTGATGCGATTCAGGATTTCTTTTAGGTTAAGTGATTTGCTGAAAATCTGGCCATTTGTGCGAACGATTCCAGTAGTAGCAAGCCATTTTTTGAACTCCAAAAAGTTCCGGTGCTTTGATAGGACGAGATCTTTTATATATTCAGCTTGATCTTGTGTGGCCATAACCCTATTTTAACAGTCATTTGAAACTTTCATGCAGTAACTTTTTTGGCTGTTATGTACTCCTGTCGAAGTTTTTTAATTTCTTCTTTCAATTCAGTATTTTCTCGGACCGCCCTTTCGTGGGAGTCCTGGCTATCAGCAAGTTGCTGCTCTAGTTTTCTCAACATCCGGCGCATTAAATTCATTTCCTCAGACATAGCACTAATTTGACGGGCATCGCGCTCATTTTGTGCATCTTTTTGCACAATCAGCTTTTCGTAACCCTCAATTACTAACTCCATACGATCTTTTGGAGTGCCCTCAGCTTTTTTGGCCTGTACTCTTTGTGATTTCACGTATGTCAAATACGCCACTACTCCACCGCCAATTGCAGTGACGATCGAAACAGCGACTGGATCACTTACTATTGGTTGCGCTGCAACTGCTAATATATTTGCATTCATTTTCTCTCCCCCCCATTTTTTGGCTGTATATTTGTTACAACCGATGGGGGCATAAAGTAAATGAATGTTGCTATTTGAATAGCTGCAAGTGCAATCCATAGAATCGCAACTAGCCACGTCCCTGGAGACGCAAGAGCTCTTACAATTAAAGCCAGCGCCCAGGCTGCTTTAATTGCGACTCCAAGAAGCAGGCTTTTACGGCTTAGATTCCAGTTATTAAGTTTCAGTGACATGAGTTTGATTAAACCAATAACAATAAATAAAATACCCCAAAAATGGTAGTTAAAAACGTCATTTACAATTAAGAGGGATGTCGATATTTTGCTTTCGTCAATGGCGAAAAGCAGAGATACTCCAAGAACTATATTTATAATACCAAAAATCATGACTACCGCATGAGCAAGCGGACTTACCAGCTTTAATCTAGGCCGAGCATCCCGAAGCTGCTTCTGAAGTTCGGAACTCACGATTTATGCTCCGTTTCCTGACATAATAGACGATAAATCGCCAGTTTGAGTCTGAGCCATAGTTGCATATTTCTCAGCTTCTTTAACACTTAATCCAAGCATATAGAACATCTTGTTTGATTGCTTCAGCTCTGGAACAACAGCTAAAATCTTGCCAAATGCATCACCAGCAGGGCCAATGTCAACCTTAAATACAGGCTCCCAGTGTGGAACGATTTCACGCATGTCGGTAGTGACTTCACGCGTACCATTAGCCGATAGAATAAGCGTGATTGCCATTTTCTTCAATACATTACCGAAGTGCTTTGATGTTCGATCCACCAGCAGTCGAAGATCCTCGTTTTGTGCTTCGTATGATTCGGCTGATGTCGGGTTGCTCGTGTCAAAACCGAGTGAGTGCAGCGTCAGGCCGGTTTTTGCACAAAATTGTTGTGCAAACATTTTGAGCTGATCAGAAAATGGAGTCATTGAGTGCTGCGTCCATTGACCGGCGGTCGGCGCTTCGCCGTCGCCATCTTTTTCGATCACTGCGATCTTACCGAGCTGCAAATCCATACTCTCATCTTTTTCTATGCCTGCTAAATTATTGGCTCTGCAGTCCGGATTGGGATGGGCCTCAAAAGCCGTTGACGTAGTAGCCGATCGTCTCAGCTTCGATGCATTTGAAAACGATCGTCTTGGTATCAATCGACTTTATGAGATCGCTGACGAGACTGAAGCTGTTGACTCAGCAAAGCACGATGCACTGATTGCTGGATGTGCATTCATTGCCATAGTCGACGATCTTTCAATTCTTGAAAAACGATTCATGCCATTCTCCGCGCTTGAAGCGACTGGTATATTGAACACAACAACCGGCCTCCTCAAATACGGCCTCGCCATTACTCGTTATAACCGTGATGAAAAGCTTTCGAACACATACGTAAAAGCGCCAGAAAACTTTGCTGAAGACTGGGTGCTTTTTGGTGAAGATTTTACTGCTATATTTGAAAAGCGCCGACTCGTGCGCTTCGTTCCGAACCCCACTGGACGCAGCTTCCTGCATTTACTAGCTAACAGGCCAACAACAAAACAACCATTCGGCCGCAGCGTGATCTCACGAGAGTGCCGCCTGCTTATTCAGTCCGGCCTGCGCACTATGCGCCGATCGGAAGTCGCCGGAGAATTCTTCAGCTCGCCGCAACGCTATATTTTAGGTGTATCCGAGGACTTCGAAAAAGATGAGAGTATGGATTTGCAGCTCGGTAAGATCGCAGTGATCGAAAAAGATGGCGACGGCGAAGCGCCGAC